CCCATCTTCTGCCATTTCTTTAAGCTTTTCCAAAGCCTCTTCTGGTGTTTCTGCTTCAATGGATAATCTATCTTTCATCCATCCATAAACCCTTCTTTCTACTTCAAATATAAATTCTTTCATTTCGCTATTTTTTTTTGTTTATTATATTTCACATCTTGTATCAAACAACCTCCTTGGAAGCATTATTTAATGGTGATTCCTTCAATCTCTTTAGATTAAATCCTATCATATTCCCACACTGTGGACACCTAAAACCATAAGGTTTACTAACCATCCTGTCACTTCTGTTGCACATCATACAGTATGGGCGCCATCCGTCATACCATGTCCCTCCCTTGGCTTCCTTCAATCTTCTCAACTTTTCTTTTTCTGGAAGATCTATATTCTGTTTTAGTGTTTCCATTAATCTGTTGTTTACCGTGATAATATCAATATCTGAGACATCAAAACATAATACGGCTATTTTGATTTTCGCTTCCATGATTGTTTATTGTTCTACATCAATAATCCCATACTCTGCTACTTCCAACACATCCTGCACTATTTCCGGATAGTCAGTCGTATCTAACGAAGCATCTTGAACGTATGCTTCCGCTAATTTCTTGGCTTCTTCAAACGATTCGGCTTGTATATATAAATCAAGCGTCAATGAAAACGGATATAACATAGCTAATCTGTTATTCTGTAATAATAATCAAGTTCTTCTCCCTTAAAATTGTTCATGGCATACTCGTCAGCTTCCCGCCACAACCGGTCATACAATGCAGCCAGTTCACGATTGCTTTCATAATGTTGCCAGATTTTATGATTCAATACCAGCGTCAATTCTGTAAAGAACTTATAATCGTCTTTCCATTCGCTAAACGCACGTCTGTAAGTATCTTTGACACCTGCTATACCATACTTGTCGGCTATGCTGAAATCTTCCCAAAAGGTAGTTATTAGGTCATAGCCGTTCTCCTGCATAAATTCTTTGAATGTCATAAACTATTATTTTAGGTATATAATTGCCTTATCTTATCAATGACATCTTCCTTAAATTCGTAATACTCATATATACGACCTTTGTAGTCAGCTATCATTTCTTCAATCTTACTTTCGGATGCCCATAACCCATAATACACATAGCAATCCGATAATCTATCTACTGAAGAAACACCGATCAACATCATTTTGAAAAATGGATTTCCCTCTTTTTCCAATTCTTCTCTTGCTCTGTCTGTCACTGCATCCCACCATTGCCCTTCGCATTTCTCTACCTCCCCATTATCAAGTACGACATCAAACTTTCTACCTCCGAAAGCTTCTCTTCTCTCATTTCTCTTTGCAAGGAAATCATAGAATATACCTCCTATCCTTCCAATAATGGTATCATCTCCGTACTTTGTGCTAATTTTATCAGGCATTTCGTCGAAGACAAGGAACTTCGATTCTCCTGACTCTACTAAGTATAATAGCTTCATGATTTATTTCTTTAGATGTAAGTTATTCCTCCAACCTTGATCTGCATTATATCGTTTTCAAGCATAATGAAATTATTTTGTTTTATGGATCCAAATATCAATCCATATACACTTACCGTATTAAACAGCCTAACAGTGTGAAAATCTTCATTTAGCCTTACTCTGTTTTTATTCCAATATCCCAAATCGTTGATAGTTATCGGGAATCCTTCTATGTTGTTATACCTGTAGTAATTGTTTTCATTGAAAACTATTTTCTTTATTAACAGGTTCCCGATGCTTTTCATGTTGAATCCGGACAACTCTATCTGTTCTAAAATATAATCAATCAAATTATTATGATATGTGTTTGGTTTATCTTCTTTCTCATTAATGATTTTCTTCCATTTCTTTGTTAAAGGAATCCGTATATCCATATATGTGCTAAATACTACTATAGTAGGACATTCCCCTTCAAACTTCGTTAAATCTTCTACTCTCATAATTAACAAATATTTGTATTGTTTTCGTCGTTCACTATCTGACTGATATACGGCCCTGGCCACAGACAGCCAGGCCGACCTCATGGCAGGGCGGGCGCCGTCTTACTCTGGCTGTTCTACCCACTCCCTGTATCCTACATTAAAACCAATAGGATCATACCTTTTGATCATAGTGCCATAATTCTCTCTACCGCAATACCTGTTCTTTCCTCCAATGATCCATGCCTCATCGTCTCTATCTGGAGATATTGAGTTAAGAAACTTCTCATAATCTTTTCTACTCTTTCCCATCTTTGTCTTGATTTAAACAATAGTTAATAAAATAAGCAACCTGTTCATTTTCCCCTGTATTATCATAATCACCTAAAGTCATATCATCATAATCCAGCAGAACTATACGAAAATCGTTTTTTTTGACATACACCTCCGTTAAAAACATAGGAATCCCATTAATTTCTATTATCACCGGAAACTGATCATCAAAGTCAAACGTATTATTAGCTTCTCGCCATTCTTTAAATTTTAGCTTTATACTTCCACCGTTCTCCGCTAATGCCTCTTTGATGTACTTTAATCTTTTTGCATTCAGATCAACCTCTGCTTTTTCTATTTCTTTGTACAATTCATTCAGATCCATATTCCACTATATTTATGTTGTCAAATTTTTCTTTTATAACATCCAAGGCGCCACGCTCGTTTGTTACCATAACATACTTTCCTGGCTTCATTCCTTTATTCTACTTATTTTTAAATTGTTGTTCTTACAGTATTCCTTTATCCAACTATCCGTTAGATAACGATTAACTCTATCGTATTTCTTTTTCGGACCCTTGCTCCAGAATTTCCATTCGTTTGTAATATCGTTCCCATATTTATCAAACCAGTAGATATAATACACTACGTTACCGTATAAATCCACTCTTTTTCTTTCCTGTATGACTACCTCGTAAGGCATCTCCCTGTCTCTTTTCTCCATCTTTGTTCTCCTTTCTTGAATAAAAAAAACGACACCTATCTTCACAGACCAGTGCCGGCAACTAACTTACATGGAAAACTACTTAACCTCAACTAATTCTACAGAGTTGTAGAATTTAGTGAAGCTACCAACAAATTCTCTTATATTTTTATATTCTTCTGGTCGTTTTCTGTTACCGTCTTTTATGTAATTTACCCACAGTCTATCCTCTATGTTCTTAATCGCATTCTCTATAGTAAATTCGTCGCTGACACACATTAAACACGAAGACCCTGTTTTCTTATGCGGTTTATACACCCTTGAAAAAGACCATATTTTTATCCTGTCGTATATATATCCGTTGTTTGGATAAACGAACCCTATTCGACTGTCGCCTTCTTTAGCATAAAACACACCTGGCTCTTTCCCGCCTTTCTTATACACAATAAATCCTTTTTCTTTTAGGATCTTAACCACTTTATCTAATTTATTTTCTACGTTCATTTTCATGCAAGTATTTAAAAACGACCCTCATTATAGTTGCGAAGTTCTCTACCTTAACCCACTCATGAGCTACTGCTCTAAGTACAGACGTTTCATATGTTGGGACATTGTCTTCTTCAATCACCTTACAAGAAGCCAGAACTCCTTCGGTCAGCTTTAGTCCACGGTCATGCAGCTCGCAGAGACCGTCTGGCCGGCGGAATGCGCACCACCCGTCTTTCTCTGTCGGCTGGATCATCGCTATTGGTTTTTCTTTCACTGCAATATACCCTACCATCCACATTGTTTCTTTTAGCCTGTCAGCGTATCCGGCATCTATGATAGCTTCTATGTCTTTTGGCGTACCAATACAAGGAACCTCACACATGTTCTTGCATTTATCACATGTACAAGGCTGCTCCCATCTATTATGATCTATGCCAACCAACTTCTTTATCCGTTCTACTTCCTCTTTCATATTATACTGTCTCTGTTAGTTTTTCGTAATACAACTTCATTTCCGGTGAAGCGTATTCCATGAATGCTTCGAATAAGTGTGGTACCTCTATTATCATATTCACATTACAACCTTCTGTCTGTGAAAGCGATTCAAGATCATTACTGTACAGGCACGTAACATAGGCACCTATATTAAATACATGCAAATCTATCCTTACGTATTCTATACATGAAGACAATGCATTAAACAAATTCTTTACTTCATTCTTGTCAAAAAGTTCTACAAATTCTCTCAACCCCATCATTTTACCACCCTTTCTATGTGTTTAATTAATACTACTGCTATTCCCTTACCGGTTTTTATCGCACATTCCGACCCTTTTATCCATTCTACACACCCTACATACTTTTCCGTAGCATGAAATCCGGGATTGTATTTTCCAGATGTACTGAACTCTACCGTATCCCCTACCCTCAGATCATCAAAAGCAATAGACCATGTGGTCCAAATTCTGTCATGTCTCCCAGGCTGAATGGCCCCGATTACGCCTTTTTTACGACCGTTTTTTATTGCCCTTAGTATTATCTTCCTATCACCTTCGATAAGGCTGCAAAAGCGCCCGTAAAAGGTCAAATCAACTTGTTTTCCTCCTATTTCTTCTCTTATTTTTGTTATTCTGTTCATTTTCTGATTTTGTTTTATTTTTTTCTTTGTTTTTTCTATCTTCTATAGAAGATGATAATAACATTATCTTTTCTATGTTACTTTTTGACTGTAAAAAAGAATCGCATTTCATTACTACTACCACCTTCTTAAGTTCCCCATTATCGTATAGCGATACACGCATCATGTTTTGCACCTCGTCCACTATCAGACCTGGATTAGTCTTAGCCATTTTGCGTAGCTTATTATACTCCGGTCTTTCCATTTCCTCTGTTTATTACTCTATAGTATTTATCCTTATCCCCTTCTTTCAACTTCTCCAGATAGAAAATTCCATCATGTAAATGAGACAAACAAAACCTGTATCCGTATTTCTGTACTCTTCTTACATGATCCCGCAGTCTTATCTCTTCACTTTTGTCTTGTACTTTGATTTTAATACTGTCCCCTTCTTTGATTGTGTATAAAATAGTTTGAATCTCTTCTTTTTTCATCTTATAAAATATTTTAACGGCAGCACCTATACTCACGCACCACTACTGCCTTATGTTTAACAATTAAATACTTAACTCTTCAATGGTCAAGCCTTTTTCTTTTGCCCACTTTAGCATCGCGCATAATTCTGTTTCTGACTTATATTTCGGATCACGCCACGCCCATCCGAATTTATCCAGGACATGATGATATAATTCGTCGGCCTTTGCCGTGTAAATGTCTTTGAATAAATGCTCCGAACCTTCCGGTATAAGCATCTCTGTTGTTGCAAAATCGGAATACGATAAACATCCGTAAGCATATTCTGTTATTTCACTCCATGCTTCTCCGGCTTTAAATCCAAATTCTTTTACAAAAGCCAAAGTTAGATACATATTTAATAATATTGTTACATCATATCCGGAATCCGACTTTCTTTCTATTATTTCCTTTTCAAATTCCTTTAAATCTTCAGGCCCTAAAAAGATGTATCCTGATACCGACCGGTAATTAGTCTCCGCATACTTCTTGCATTTATCATCATTGACAATCTTACTAATGTTAGATAACATCTTTTGCCTCCATTCATCACAAAACTCTACCTCTACGTTCATCCAATCAGTACCATAATTATATTCTTTCGGATATCCGACCGATGTTACCTTTATACTATTCACGCCATATCCGTAAAGGCGTTCACTTACCTCATTCGCCCATTCCTGTACAAAAGGAATAAACTTATTGTAATAAGAATCAAAATCAAAATCCGATTCCTCCTCATATTCTGGCATCTCTTCATAATCCTGTTCAAAGAAATGACGAGGATCTGCTATTGTTTCGTAGAAACTTACGTTAATGAAACAAAACTCGTTAGTTGTCGTTTTTAATATCATAACTTTTTGTATTTACGTACATTTTTCTTGCCATAGAATCTACACATGGCACGAATCTGACTATAAAATACTTTTGTCCTCCTGGCCTCAAAGTATTTAAACATTTCTTCATTCTTTGTTTCCCAAACGTAATCCGTTTGGGAACTCATGCGATCTTTCTCCTTGCGTGAATAATGGTAATATGATACCACAACACGTTTCATACCATTCTTTACAGGTACGATATTTACGTCTATACTATTCTCTGTCATATTATTATTGTTTTATGCATTATACAAATACAAAGAGCGCATACCTTCACAGGCCGGCGCTCCTTTCAATAAAAATGAAAAAACTAATATTACATAAACATATTGTTTTCTACTCTTTATTACAATACTTTTGTTCCGCAATTATTATATCTTCCGTACTCTTTTTCGTATCATTCAAGATTTCAAAAACCATCTTCTTGTGATCTTCGTTTGGTAACCTATCCTTAACAGCCGATATTACGCCCGCTATAGACGTAAAGCCTGAATCTGTTATTGAACACAGCAACACGCCTCTGTCGGCTCCGGTGCTTATTGCTGACGCCTTTATAATATCATTCTTATATATTCTCATAACTTTTTTGTTTTATTGTTTGTGAGATGCCCAGAATCGAACCAGGACCGGCACATACGCACCGGCACGCCGCGTCATCCCCTCTATGATGCAGAAATAGGCATGCCTATCCTCACGAACCGACATGCCAAAACCCAAAACTTAATTTGATGAATAAAATAGATTAACAAAAATACTATTCTAATTCTTTTATAATATCTTTCACAATATTCAGCCTTACCTCCTTCGTTTCTGGACTAATACAACCAAACCACCCATAAAACTTTCTTGTTTCCTCTGGTTCTGTGGCCATACTTATCTTCTCCTCCAATTCCGGGAAATATATTCTCACCATTTCGTCTGAACGAAACTCATAGATATTTTTATGTGTTTTGAAATACATAAACACTACATTTCTTAACGCAACACATATGTATTCCCCATCCTCTAACCTATCAATCATCTCATATACCTTTTTCCATATGAATAATCGCTCTTCTTTTGTAAACATATCCTTCTTTATTTTTATGGTATTATTTGACTGTATGCAGACTTTTCCATGTACACAATATTATGCTCCTGTCCAAATATCTTCTTTGCCACCTCTTTCTTTATCGCACAATATCTTCCTGTACGATACGGATTCTTTTGATCTGATCCATCCTCGACTTCGATAATAAAACAACCTCCGTCATCTATTATCTTTTTGCAATTGTCACATATTTCTCCCGTGCATATATGATGCGGCGCCTGCCCTTTGATGTTATTCCCTAATAAAGCAATCCCCATCTCTTCACCGCATACTATGCATAGTTCTATGGATGGATTCAACCCATGCTCTGGATGCAATACAATACCGTCTTTCATTTTCTATCCTCCTTTATTAATTCTATTATAAACTTTTTATCTTGTTCCCACAATGGCAGCCCTTCTTTTACTGTGTATGCCACTGTTTCCCTCTCTCCTATTAATCGCACGGCAATCTCTCTTGCTTTCAAGTCATCCTCCTCATGCGATTTGTTTATTAAATCATAGGCACATGATTCCACCTTTTGCCTTTCGATTATTATCGAACCCATTAACTCGCTTATATGCGATCCTAAAAACGATAAGACATTAATAGCTTTCCCAATATCATTTGAAATAGCACTTGCTAAATACATCTTATCCATATACTCCGGCAAAGCCTCGTATGCCGTTTCTATGTTTTTATACTGATTTTCGTTTACCTCCCTTTTAATCAGTTCTTCAAATTCTTCTTTTAACATGTTCTTCCCTATTTTAATGTTGTGTGAGATCGCCGGAATCGAACCGACTTGCTGCACCATGAATCCCATAAATCAAATGCTCCGATCTTCGCAGATGGGAGCATTCTGTCTAAAGCATAAGAAAATTAATGAAGAAAATTTTTCTCACTTACGCCATAGCATCTAAAATAGCTATCAACACTATTTCTATGACAAGCATAATAGAGAATGTCTTAAATATCTTTTTCATATCTCCTCCTTTTTTATCTGTTCTTTTCACGTTCCACAATAAACTGTTCCGGCTCTGCTCCGAACTACGTTCCACCTACAACCGCAGGCCTTAGCCCAAGGCGCCGCCTACTCCCCCTCTATGGCAGCCTGTTCGTACCTACAAATCCAATCTCCATCTACACAACTATCACTACGCGATAATAAACATTTATCCTTATAACAATCATAAAAAATACACCTATCACAACTGTAATCCTTAACGTCTACACAGCTAACTACCTTAGCATATACTATACCATCACTGCCTTCTATTCCTTTCACCCCAAAAATAGAACCTTCTACTTCTTTACTCAAATCTAAATCGGGTGCAAAATCATATACGTTCATACCATCCATATTTTAATTGTTAAACATTCCGATTACCACTAATCTATAGAATATAGTTTTCAACTCTCAACCTATTGAATTTTGTAGAATAAACTCACATTATGCTGTTTTAAAGCACTGTAATCCTTAATTTTGTGGGAAAACCCTACATAATGTTGTTTTAAAACGCTTATCTATTGAATTTTGTTGGTAGGGAGTGCCCTCCCTCTCCCTCTCTCCAACTCCCGCTAATCCTCCGGCTTTCCGCATAGAACCCACGCCCTACCGCCTCACTACCGGCATACGGAGAGCGCTACAAGCTTATACTCTGGCATGAAGTGTGGGGTGTTTGGAGATAATATCATTCCATAGAGAGAATAGAGAGCCTTCAGCCCACGCCCTACCGTCTACTTCTCCTATCAAGATAGATATTTAAACCTATAATCAAAGCCAATAAAGAAAAGCAAAAGACCATTACAATATTATACTGATCCGGTCCGTACTCCAACATAGAACGAATACCAACAGACAGAAAATACAAGTCAGCGACTAATAAAAACCACCACATAGAATAAAAAAAATACAATAAGTATGTCCGAAAATACGGGGATTATAAAACCTAACTAATTGATAATCAAGCATACATAATTTTTAAGAAAAATACAATAAGCCTAATTTTCAATCTATAGAGACGAAAAAGGCGGAATCCGGAACCCTATTTTGGGACAGAAAACCGCATAAAGTTTCGTTTTAGACCAATTTTAACGACATGATATAGACAAAATACCGGCATTATATCCAAACTATCCTATTTTAGTTTCGTTTTAGACCAATATAGCTCACATCCGCCGTTCACTCTCAGAATATCCTACCCATAAATAGAAAGAGTAGGATACGAAAATAGGGCTGCTCCGATATTCGAAACAACCCTACTCCTATTTAAATACTGTTTATGTTTTCCTTCACGTATGTTCGTGATGTATGGACTTTACGTTTGCATTTGTCCTTTCCTGTATCGGCATGATACGCTTCTTTGAGATCACGATACAACATAAATTCCCTATATGCTCTTTTCCGCTTTTCTTTAGCTTCTTTCCTGGACAGACCGCGGACGTCTACCATATAAGATTTAAATTTCCTTTCCATTTTCTTTATGCTTTAATTATGATTAATTCCAGCGGTTAAGTGCTTCGATATAGAAACCTTCCGCCTCTTTGTACTCACTTTCGCTCAATGTTTCCACCGTCTCGATATAGTTACGCAATGTTATTTTTACGCAACTGTTTTTAGATTTATTGAACGCTTCAATTAAAGCGTTGATCATTGCTTTCTTTTCCATGCTATTATATTATTTATAATTTAGAGGTTGCTCCGGAATCGAACCGGACGCGCATTCCTATCCTATAGAGATTTTATGCTACAACCAACAGCCCGTAATTAGTACGTAGTTCTTGCGTACAGGCTCGTACTATGTTGTTATTATATTTTCCGTCTGCTACACAACTTAGCCACAAATAAAGGCGATTGTGTCCTTGCGTTTTGATATATCACGCTCCTACATGTTAGGCTACATGTTTATACCCTGTAATTTAATCTACAGCCTTGTCCTATTTTACGTGTAGGCAAGTAAGACACGTTTCGGTCTGGAGATAAACCGCGTACAACGGTATGTTTTCCAAACTGTACTCACATACCTAACATAACTACATTTATCCAATGTAGTACATGCAGTAATACCAGCCCTTTAATTGCCAACGGCAAGGGCAAAGGTATATCTATCTCCAATATGTAAAATAACTCTCTGTTTTGTCAGCTTCAGTCTAAAGCATACGCGGGACGTGCACCCACTGACAACGGCGTACAAGCGCGTTTAACGGTACGCGCCTAACCTTTTTTTTACTGCTGGTTGCTTTCATGCGCTAAATACTCACTTACACACTTTGCAACGGTACGGATTGAATAAGATTTGATCTTAACGGCTACATAAGTAGCTTTATATTCATCAGTTTCTTTAATAAGCCACTTTGCACTTTTTTTAGTCTCCAATGTCTCAGCGGTTGAGAAACCGAAAGGTTTGTATTCGCTTCCGTACACCACATTATCAGCGCACCAATCAGCCGTTTTTGCCTCGATTCCTTTTTCTTTGTCTACTTTGTTATCCTTGTAAACTTTGGAATATAAGGCAAACTTAACAAAGGTATCACCCACTTTCGGCAGCATTTGACTACATACCGCAACCAATTGCTTTTTATCCTTTGCAAGTGCAGCGACTTTGATAGCGTATTCGAAGGGTATCTCCAAAGCCTTGCAAACAACCTTTAAATCAGCACCATTTGCAAATAAAGCGTTATACAATTTTACAGCACCTACCAAATTTGCAGCATTTTCTTTGATAACAGCATTTTGTAGCTTGTTAACGTTTTTCTTTGTAATCATATCAATATGTATTTATTTGTTAAACAATATCACCTCAATATATCACCTCTTTACAACGCAAAGAGGCAAAAGGTATTGCTATACAATACACCCAACGGGAGTATATATATAGCTTCATTATGTAACACCAATATTCTCTCTTGAATACGGTGCAAATATACAACCTTTTTCGGTATTACATATATATATACTATCTTTTTTTTGTTAACTTGTATTAATATCGATTCTATTATCTGATTATTAGTAAGTTGCAAAACACACAAGAGCGGTATTACACGCGTACATTAATATGTAGGATATATGTTTGTTTAAGTGGCTTATAATCAATATGTTATAATAATACATTGATTATCAATAATTTAAATAAACTGTTGATAATCAGAGAGTTTATAGGTTTGAGGTAAAAAACGCGTTTCCGGTTTTCCAGCAAAGGGGGTGTGGGGGAGAAAACGCGTTTCGGGGGCGGGAGGTTCGTGATAGGTACCCCCTCTCTCCCATCACATAAACATCTTTCATATCTCACGCCTCATATGTCCTTCAATATTATTCCCATCTCACCCACCTCACACACACCAAAAAAAATAGGATTGATAGAAACCAATCCTATTTAAAACACGACCTTATTAATTTATTGAATTGAAGTAAGTTTATGGTTTTCAAGGAAGTCCTTAAACTGGTCACTTGATACGTCTATAACGAATCCAGCAGCACCAGCATGTCCTCCACCACCGAATCTCTTACTTATCTCACAGCAATCTGCACTGTCTTCTACGCATTCATAAAGAGAGAACCGGACTTTACCACCTGGCATAATACAAAATGGCATCAGGGCTTTAATTTTCCTACCATCTAACCAGTCAGGTGTAAGAGAATCAAATACTTTAGAGCTAAATTCTGTAGTATTCATCGCCACGACCTTCACCTCATCAACATACGCTTCGAACGAGTACGCACTTACCTCTTGTTCGTTTTTACCAGCCATGTAGTTAATTATAGCACGTCCTTCTTTAGCGAGATCATAAAAAATAAGATCAATTTCATTGTCCTTCATATCTTCTTTAAAGTGATCATACAAATACGACAATGCTATTAATACATTGAGTCTTATTTTTGATCTCAAGGCATACTGGATAGCTACTACCGTATCCCATCCTAATTCAGAATCTTTATTCCACACATCGTAGTCTGACAGGCACCGGACGATCGCCGGCACCTTCCCCATCAGCAGGTCCGAGGCCAGAGCGCACGCACCGACACCGACTCTCCTCAACCCTGGAACTACGAACCCCCATGTCTTACTATCTTCGATAATCCCCTTATGATGATCTATCCACATCAGGCTCTTTCCTTCATCAAGCCACTCTTTGAAAATAGTTTTAGAATCGGCTCCGAAAGACACGTCAAGAACATAAACAACATCTAAATCACGCACTTTGCTGGTAACTTTCTTAACATCATCTTCATACGAATACGGGATATAAATAACATCCTTGTTTTTACTGTTTTCGTACATGGTTGCGATGGCTGCCGACACAACGCCATCTAAATCCGATTTATGATAAACTATCGCCGTTTTCTTTACTTTCATGATACAAACTCGTAAATGTAATATTATTGTCTCCTTTATCTATTCTTATAATATCGCTATATCCTCCATAATCCTGATCTTTTTTAATACGAACCTTCAAAGTAAATAAAGGAGGTTTACAAATAGGAGGAGTAACCAACTCCGAACGATAAATATCCTGTAATTCAATTTTTATGTTAAGATCAACCCCATAAGGATTACTAAAAATATAAACAAAATCGTCCCTAAACTCAACCAGTCCTTCACTTGTATGTTCTTTGGACGACACATAATTTAAATCAAGATCTTTACCAACAAACTGAATGACGTCCATATAGTCAACTCCGGCCTTCTCAGCACATACCTTATCCGAATCAGAGAACTGACCTGGCATACCACTGGCGTTTCCTACCATCAGCGTCATTTTCGTAATATCTTCATATGTTATGCCATCCATCATCAACCTACAAGCACCAAGCGCCTTATATACCATACCGGGATTAGGCTTCATCATCGGATCATGTTCATCAATTGAAAAACACTCATAATGACCATACACTACTCCTCTTATACCTCTTTTCACCGCAAGATCATGAACGCATCTAAGGACATAATTTATCTTCGCATCAATATCTTCATCGGAAACAAACCCGACACCCACATCACATTGGTTGCTTATTATACCAAAGTACTTAACGCCATTTTGCTCCATAAGATCAAGTGCCCTATTCACGACATCTTGCTTAATCTTCATATCAGTAAGATCTTTTGCATAAAGACCTCCAGATGCGGTTTCGACCAGCGTCCCGTCAAAATCGAATAGCAGTATTCTTTTGTTTTTAATATCTACATCGTTCATAATTTTTCACTCCTACTCTTTTTTATTACCCTAAGCTGAAGACGGAATAGATTACTGTCTTCTTTTATAATATCATACACAGCATAAGAATTTTCTCCTATATCCCATCCAAGATAATCGAGCAGGTCTTTTAAGTAAACTCTCTTGTATTTTACACCAAGGTTATTTACCTTAAACGATCTCTCGTCTTCAACATCAGAAGCAGCCAGATAAAAGACCGTATTTTCAACTCCTTCAAATATCTTCCCTTCTTCTAAGCCGATAACAACCGCATCCGTTACCCCCATCCAATTCAAATTATCAACAGAGATAGTCATTATCTTACTTTTGCTGATTGACAACTTCCGGATCTTGCTTTCTTTAGTTTTAGATCCTAAAAAATCCTTACTGTTAAAAAAATCTACTTTCATGGTTATAATGTTTTATATTGATGTTGCAAATATACATAATAAATAATCAACAAAGAAATAAATAGGATTAAAACATGATAAAAAAACCCATAGCACTACGTATTTAATAAAAATAAATCAATGACGTAAGAGAATAAAAATAATCATATATTTGTCGGTATCTTAATCAATTAAAAATAAATGTCATGACAGAAATGAAAATAGGTTTTGTAACCTTCAATCCGGGATCAGGTGATGGTGATCAGGCGGTTACCGTATCAGGTGAAAAATACGAAGGTCGTGTACAACGCACGCAACAAGTAGAATTTGGTGCCGAATCAGGGGGTGTTAAGAAAAGTGCTACCATCAACCAATCTCCGGTAGCTGAGTTCGTAAAAATAGATCCTACTGCATCTGTAGGGAAAGAAGGTGGTACTGTAACAATCAACGGTACAAGTAACTCAACTAAATTAACGTTCTCCTTAACTCCGGACGAAACTCATCCTCTGACGTTGGAAATACCTACCTCCTATCAGGCGGCAGGTAAGGCTACCAACAACGGCGCTGTTATCGCCGACGACCCTGGTGCAACAGGAGCCTTTGCTTTCAGTATCGTATTCTCCGATATTGCTGCGAACACTGATGTAAACGATCTGGTAAATACTCTTAAGGTGACGGCCGCTGGTGGTCAGACAGCTAATACGGTTATTACCCAGACAGCAGGTGATCCGTTCTTGGAGATAGACAAGGAGGTAATTAACTTGGATGCAAACGGTACTCCTCAGACTATCAACGTTAATGCAAACATCAGGTGGACTATCACTCAAGCTGTTTCTAAGTTGGTAAGGAAAGTAATGAAATAACAATTACTTACAGAAAAAGAAAAGGGGCGTCTATTTGGCGTCCCTTTTTTCTATGCATTGTATGTAGTATTTATCTTTTTGCCTACTGACAAAAATCTTTTTAAAAATCATCTGTTTTATGATATGGACTCTTTTCCCGTCATCTAATTCCCTCCATATTTCATTAAAGATCAAATCTATTAATTCCATAACCTTCTTATCAGAGACAAGATTCTTCCTACCGGGGCTGACCCATCCATCATCAGTCATCTTACCGGCTATCCTATTAGCTATCCTACTTAATTCACGTGGGGTGCTCATTTTAATACGTTTTTGAATATTCTACCTTTTTCACACTGAAGTATGCAGTCTCTCATGGGATGATCTTGTTCATGATCGTCACACATCGGAAATTCTTTTCCATAGGGAAAAGCGATGTGCGGGCACTGCGCCCTGAACGCATCCCAGGCCGACTTCCTTACAGCCTCAGCTCCGGCACGCACGCCCTTCTCTCTTTCCTTGGCTGGGTCAGCATACACGTTTGAAATAGCTCTTTTCTTCCAAGTAAGCATATTGTAGTAAAACTTATCCACCAGTTTCCTGCCCACTACATCAAACTTCTGTCTATGAATTAAAGGTGCGGCCTTAACGATGTTCTTCCTATTTTTACTAACATCGACATAAATCAGTCCAGCATAAGACGGAACTTCACTTACGTCAATCATATTAGGCGGACAGGCGTAGTAGAAATAGTTTGGAGGATAGCTTATGACACCACCTACCTTAATAATGCCGTCTTTAAGAACCTTATGTTTTTTATCCTTTTTGAAGTCGTTAAAGAAATCTTGTTTAGACATCTTGACCTCTACTTCATAAGCGTACAATGATCTTGTTATGGCCAGGAAGTCAGATTCCCAATCATATATATGAAGATTGTTAATAACATACATCGGATTACTTAACAGATCCCTATTAAGGATCTTAAGCATTTGTTGCTCTGGGTAGTTCATTTTTTATTTTTATAATTTAATGTTTGAGAATGACAATTAGGGCATAATATTTGCAAATTTTCTATCCTATTATCACTTTTTATACCATTTATATGGTGAAGCTGTAATGATATATCCTTTTCCATCCATTTTGAAATACCACATATGTCACATTTTCGCTCCTTTAATCCCTCTTTTATTAATCTTCTTCTAAGACAATCAGTATTTAAATAATTTGAATTTTCAACAAGTATCTCATTAAGCGGTCTATTTATCCTAAATATTGACAATTCTTTAGATTTATAAAAATGAGAGGTATCTATTTTAAAAATAATAAATTTATGATGTAACGTTTTTATATTTCCAGAATTAGGATACAATCCAAGAGCTCTACATACATCTGAATATGTATGAACATTCCTTACTATACCTTCAAGCAATTCTTTTGTATATAAAATTCTTCTCATGTTATATTAATTTAGAGGCCGATGGCGGGATCGAACCGCCATAAAAGGTTTTGCGGACCTCCGGCTAAACCATTCACCCAATCGGCCATATTGTAGCCCAACCGGGAGTCGAACCCGGAACTAAAGTTTAGGAAACTTTTGTTATATCCGTTTAACTACCAGGCTATTTAATGTTTGCTATGTTCACACACCACAAACACTTAGATAATTAACACTTTACACAAAATATGTACCGTTATCCAAGGAGGATTCGAACCTCCGCTAACAGAACCAAAATCTGTTGTGCTACCACTACACCATTGGACAGTGGTCCCGGAGGGATTTGAACCCACGATCTCGATGTTATGAGCATCTTGCTTTCACCACTAAGCCACAGGACCTTAAAAATATGCAGGAGCCTTCACAGACGCCTGCATATAACAGCTAAATTTTTAACCAATAATTATCCTAAAAACTCTCTCAACGCAAAGTTAAGTACTAACCCATAATATGGCAAACATTAAAATATAAAAAGGATTAAAATACCTACTTCTTTTTTTTCTTCTTCTTTTTAGTGTCTTTTACTCGTTCAGCTTCGTTTTCGGGCTCCACAATATCACCGGCTTCTTCCTGAATCACATCCGTCTCAGGAACAACATCAGACTTCTCTGGTTCTGCCACATCCTTATCTGACTCCTCATCTTTATCCAATTCCGGCTCAGCAACATCGTTTTTGTCTTTACCGATTATACCTATCTGGTAGCCTCTTAATTCTACTTGCATTGATTTCAGCTTCGATTCTAACTCCAGTATTGCCTTGGCTCCAATAGAAACCTCGTTTTCCAAATCTCCGATTCTGATCCTGGCTTCAATCAATTCATTTGATTTCTTTTTTAATTCAAATGATATACTGTTTTTCTTTTCTTCCAAGTTGCTGATTTTGTAATTAGCCTCATCAAGATCAGACTTAGCTTTGTCAAGATCAGCCTTGGTCGCATCAAGTTCTTCCGTTTTCTTCTTGACGCTTTTTATCAGCTTTTTCTGATTTTCCTTCAAGGCGTCAATCTTTTCCTTAGACTCAGAAAGATCTTTGCCAACAGATAAAATCTCTTTATCCTTTGAAGCGATATCTGACTTGAGTTCGGAAAGCCTTTCCTTATAAGAATCAGCCTTATCCTGCATTTCCTCAATTTCTTTTGCAAGATTTTCGGATTTAATAGCTTTCTCCCTGTACATTGACAGCTTGCTGTCTGTGATAAATGTAAAACCTAACATGCTCATTTTCAAAATATTTAAACATTACTTAACTCCAGAACTACCAAGACCTTTTTCTCCACGTTCATTTCCGTCTTCTACCTCAATATCTGTCACCTCTTCCAATACCATTTTGTATTGTGGAACGATTTCCATCTGAGCTATTCGATCGTTTTTATGGATTACGGTCGGTTTTTTATTTATTTTAGTAAGATTAACCATATACTCTCCTTTGTAGATAAATTCGCATTTGCCAGGAGCGTTAGTAACTACCACTCCCTCGTCAAAAGAGAATCCAGATCTTCCTTCCACATTCACACACCAACCTTCTGGTATATTCAACTTGAATCCTGTTCCGATTCTAACAGAATAACCTTGATATAAGGTAATTGATTCAAAATCGGAAGGAACATCTATTTCTACTCCCATGTCATTCATCATCTTCACTACTCTATATGCACGAATATCACAACAGGCATCACCATCATGTTTGTATTCAGGTGCCACGACATCAGGATACAGCTTCTTAATACCTACCTGAACAGTCTTCTGATACCCTGGAGTCAAATACGATTCAGGTATTTTATTAACGACCTTATCCTCTTTTTTATGTTTGTTGTTCTTTTCAGAAACAGTATCCTTCTTATTATCTTCTTTTTCATAAAGAAGTCTTTCAATATCTTCTAACTTATCCATAATCATATTTTTATAGTACAATAAACAATACCTTCTTTTTTTATGTCCTTCGTTGATTCATAGCACTCACGAAAAGTACTTATGTCTGCATCATTAGGATCATCGACCCACTCATCTCCTTGCTTATATTTTTCTCTGGTTTCTGAGTAGATCATACATAATTTATCCCCATGCTTCGCCATAATCCTTTCTTCTGTCACTTTCCTACGAAGCTTAATAAGGGGAAATCTTGTAACTATTTCTACTGTCATTCTACACAATCTTTAAAAGCCCAAGAGATGTTATTCTCCTGGGCTGATGTTTATATTAAAATGGAAGGTCATCTTCTTCCATAGGAGGAAAGTTCGGCATCTGTGCTTGCGGCTGTGGCTGCGTCTGATGCTGAGGCTTGGTGCTCCTTGTAGCAGGCGCCGGGGCAGGTGCAGCAGGCTGAGCAGTCGGCTGTGGCGTATAAGCCGGTGCCTGATACTGTGCTGGCTGTTGAGCAGGTTGTTGGTAATTCTGATACGGAATAGCACTCGGAACAGACTGAGGTTGTTGAACCTGTTGAGGAGCAGCCGCCTGCTGGGTATAAGCCTGAGGAGCTGTAGGCTCTTGCTGAGTATTACTTCCTAAACCTAATTTAGCCATTATACCTGCTCTGATGTCTTTAATAGAAGCATTGAACCTATTTGAATATTCAGTAATCTTCTGATAAGTAAAGTTGTTTTGAGCTGAATAATCAAGGCTTTTCTTACCATCAAATCCTGTAACCTCAACAGGATCAGGCCAGCCATTTACGCCCTTTTTATAAAAACGTTCAACAAGCTGATCTTCTTCTCCGTCTACTCCTGCATACGCGATAATAAGTTCCGAAGATCCAAACTCGTCATCTTTCTTCTTCTTAAAGACATTGAAATAAATTTCACGACTGAAATCGATGTTTTCGTAATATTTTACGAAGCTCTTAACAAAGCCCTTAATATTTCCTTTTTGATTGACGAGAGGTATGGAAATACAATAGTTTTCATTAAGCTCGTAATCTTTTAATACGATAAGGAAATTAGTAACAGTATTTCCATTAGAGAAAGTACTTGACTTTAACCCGATGTAGTTGATGTACCCAACTACTCCATTATAATACTCTTTCCAATATCCTGCCGGCTGACCGCTATTAGGATTTATGTGCTGAACAAAACCTTCTTTTGGTTCGTTACTTTTCTCATACAAGTTACCATCTGAATTAATATACAGATAATAAGTTGTACCAAAACTTCTGTTTTCTCTAAAAGCCATATTATTAATTGTTTATAGATTATACAATGTTTGATTTAATACGTATGTTGATTCGTATTTAGGATTGAACATCTTTATCATCTTATACTGATCAGACCAATCCATGACAGTATCTCCTTTTATAAGTGATTTTACGGAAGACAGTATATTTTCCTTACCGATAGAAAAATTAAAACACGGACCTTCGAGCGCATTCAAAGGCATTGATTCCATTATCTTTTTTCTATTTCCAAAATCCTCAGACATTACCGTTATACCGTTTTCTTCATCTACCTTGACATTAACAACATTATCCACCAAAGTCATGGAATTAAGAACCGATATAAGTAAATCCCTATCAAACTTAACACTCGAAGATTTTTCGAATTTGTTACATACGTATTCGTAGTTAGGATACTGTTGTTCTACGTTCATATCCGATATAATCACATTATCAAAGCATAAGAACGTCCTAACGCCATCTGTGGAAATACTGATCTCCGTATCTTTATCAGATAGAAAGCGGTACAAGATAGAAGCCGCAACCTCGCTTAGCATAATCGACCTTTCTTCTGATGCATTAGCATACTCTTTCCTGTTTATAAACAGACGGAACATATCAGTAGAAACAATGTCAATATAGTCCTTCTTCACATTAAGAAGAATCGAGCATATAGCTGGTCTAAATTCATCCGATCCAACAAACGCAAAAGATCTTTTCATAGACTGAATGAAAGACGAACTCATAACACGAATACCGTCACCTACAGGATAAAAGAAATCAGGGAAAGCCTTATCCTCAATCCAAGTAGAATAAAAAGATCCTCTATCGTATTTAAAAACGATACTGTAATCGTTTTTAATCTCTATCTCTATATCCTGGTTATGATTTTTAAAAAATGAAATAAGAGTCCCGGCATCTACTAAAAGAGAAAACTTCTGGTCACAAGAAATATCAGTATTCACATCGAAAATATCATCCGTATATGTTATACGTTCGTTCATGGCTTGTATCCGGATATGATCAAAATATAAAGTAATTTTTATATTCGATGTGACACAATCCTTTAAAACCTTATCAAACATCTTTGAAATGTTTGAAAGTTTCTCATTCATTAGTATGCCAGGAACTCTTACTTTCATTTTTTTAAACTTACGATTATGATTATCTAACACTGCAAATGTATTATTTTAAAATCTAATTACGAATTAATTGGATTTAAAATGATTTAAAATAGATTAAATGGTTCTTCTTGCTGCTTCTGCTATAAGCATCGCATCAACTATACCGTCATGGGCTGTCTTACATCTTTCGTTTTTAACGAACGTATCGTTTGGCCACAGCCTTTTAGCGCAAGCCAATGACGTTTTCTTAGTATTTACCTTACTGGCTTCCATGACCTTATCAGAATGCGTCCAAACCAATTTCTGCCATGTTTTAGGGGCTATGAAATTAACGGAGCAACTTATGTCCGTAAATGCCATGCAGAGGGAGAGGAACAGTCCATGCAGTTGGCCTTTGTTTTCCATGAGGGAGGCTGTAGAGGACGTGCTGACCCCGTACAGTGCGTGGACGTCCTCTATGACAAACACTACCCTATCAGGATTGTTTTCTACGATCGTATCCCGGCAAAAAACATATTCTTTAGTCAAGTCTACTGGTCCTGAAGCTGATATTCTTGGAGTTGAGATTCTCGATATTAGTTTGCTGTCTTGATCGATGCAGGCTATGGCTCCATCTTTTCCTGGGTCTGCTGCTATATATAATACCATAATGTATCAATTTAGATTCATGTCGATTTTACCAATGCTATCGTCATCTTCAAAGCCTCCATTGTCTGTAAGTTCGTAATCGATAGCCACAGCACCATTACTAAGAATGTAAAATCCTTTAAACTTCTTTCCTATTTCAATAGGATACACTACATTTACATCTCTTCCAATATCCTCAAACGGCATAGCAATATCTTCTGTTTCAGCTTCTTTTTGTTTTGCTAATACACCAACAGGTATATTTTTACCTTTTATAGAGGCGTATGTAACCATATACAGAATATCGTTATTGACAAACGCCCTATCACTACTTACCTTATCCAAGCTAACATATATAATATGTTTTATAAAACTATTGATATCCCCACATATGTTAATAGCTTCTACTTCTTTAGGAATAACGACTTCCACTTCTTCTGGTTTTATATTTTTCTTTTTCATTGCATTAATCTTTTCGTATTTTGTTTTACTTCTTCAACAAGATCCTGATCTTTCATCATCTCCTGCTTAAGTTTCTCATTCTCCTTAATTCTTTTCACCCTATCGGCAAGAATCTTCTTATATTTCTTATCCGATATTTTAATAAACCAAGGACAGTTCCTTGATGGAATCCTTTTACATGGATAGTCAGTGAGACCGTTCGGTCCAAACTGCTCGCATCGGTTACATTTTTCTGCTCCTGTCATTGTAATTATATTTTAGGGAAACATTCTTCCAGTTCTCTATAAGAGCACTCTACTACAACAGAATCTCCTTTAGGGAGAAATACTAAAATAGAATCGATAGAAAAAACACTATCTACTTTCCTTACAAGTTGGCCATGCTTATAAGAAGATATGACCAACCTAATTCCATACGCATCTGAATAAGATCCTTTCCTACATGGAGTTATGCTTTCAACAACATAATCGAAGCCTCCGATATTAACTTCATCGCCGGCATTGATTTCCATAATAGGAATCATTTTGGCTCTTCTATCTATGCTTATTTTCATTTCGCAATCTCAAATTTTATTTGCTCCTTCGGTTCATAATTCCATACCTCAAAATCATCAGCTACAAAATCATAAAATCCTTTCCCTTCCATACGAGATGAGATAGTAACCTGCGGAACCGGGCCGAAAAGAGAGCGACGGAGGAGCTCGTTTGCCTGTTCTTCGTGACGGTCATACACATGCATATCTTGGATGAAATGAGTGAAAACTGCGGGCCTTAACCCGGCGTCGTGAGCAAACATCATCATCAACGCCGCATATTGAGCTACATTCCAGTAAGAAGCTGTAATCATATCCTGGCTGCGCTGATAAAGCGTCATATACAACTCATCTCCTTTAACAGATAAATTGATCTGAAACGCACATTCTTGAAGAGGTTTTAGTCCATTGGTTTCAGGATCGAACATGGATGCTACTATTCTTCTTGACGAACGATCATTCTTGAGTGACCAAAGAATGAAGTCTGTTTGGTTAAGAAAACCGTAAAGACCATCATGGATATCTGTCATACCCTCTGGAGCTTTTCCGGTTCCCATATAAACATGTCTGTTCACCATATCTCCATAACATTCTTCGATCTTTCCATTATCATCAGCCCACTGATCCCAGATATGAAGACCAAGATCTTTGACGTCTACCGATCTTTTTTGCCAAATCCACAATATTTCTTTTATGGAATTTTTAAGATTAGTAGGTCTAAGTGAACCAAGAGGAAATTCCCGACGAAGATCGTACTGGTTACATACTTGTAGGATACGCTTCACCTTGACGCCTGTCCCGTCACCGTAGACCGGACGCTTCACTTCTTCCCACGGCTGGCTCATTATAAGAGCCAAATTGTCTTGAAATATTTTATCTACTCTTGCCATATTCTTATTAGGTACTTATATACTATAGTATCACCATCTAAAGGTTATGCCAACAAACAAGAATCATTAAAAATTCTAAGAAGAATGGTTATAAAGACGATTAATTTCTTCTTGTTCTAAACACGGACCACCTACAACTTTCTCTGTTGCTTTTCTTTGTCTAACAAAATCTTCAGCTTCGGAAAAAGTTGTAGCATAAATATATCCACCATACTTTTCTCCATTTATATCAAATTCTGTCACAAACTTCTTTTGTTTTTCTTCTTTTGTTTTCATAACTGTAATTTTTAAAAGCGAATAATTTATTGATTTATAAAAAAAATAAAGCGGGGATAAACTAAGTTACCTTAACCAACCACCATCCAGTCATCAGCCAACATATCTGATTGCGAAGCTAACCATCCGTTTACGATATTATCGTTAGCATCTTTCATGCACAGATAAGCACAAAATTTAATCATGTTGGTTTCAGTTACGTCATAATAATCGTTTACGTATTTTTTAAACGAATCCGGCAATGACTTTACTTTATTAACTATAATATCAGTAGACAACCAATCTTCCGGGCGCTGGAATACGAACATACCTTTACCATTCCATCCGGCACGTGCAATCAACGCACCTTTTTTTACTTCTTCTAAAGCTTCTCCAAATTTCATAACTATATTTTTTATAAATTAAACTCTGCAAAATCTATTTCAGATCCGGTTGACAAATTAATCATTGACTTTTCAAGCTCTTCCATTGGAACCGGTTTCACAATACCTCCATTACCAAGAGTCCTTTTATAGAAGTTTATCACCACCTGATCGCTGGTTTTTACCGTCTTAGGAATAGGTTGACGAAGATATAATCCATCAAGAGACTTTACTCTTGAAAGAGCCGTATATAGCTGTCCTGTTTCAAAAGAATTAGATACATCCATCATAGCCGCATCCAATGTCAGGCCTTGGGCTTTATGGATCGTGATAGAATAACCTATTTTTATAGGATACTGAATAATAGCTCCTACTACTTCAGATTCTATCTTATATCCGTTTCTTACATATTTTACTTTCTCAAACGAACATGGTGTTATAACAACCTTAGTATGCTCATCATCTTTTGGTTTATCAAGGACTACTTCAATCTCCCCCTTTTTTATAGATAATACAGTACCAAGAGAGCCATTGAAGTACTCTCCTCCGTTTCTTGTTATCATAACTCTTGATCCTTCTTTCAAGAAAAGAGTTTTTTCAACCGGAGCATCTTTAGGATAATCGCCGTTTATAACAGCTTCTAATTTTCTTAAAGAGCCTGGTAACGATGATATTCTCATTTCGTTAATAGCCGTAGCTTTTGAGTTGGTAGTTACAATCTCAACATATCCTTGATTATTATCAGACTGAATACATCTGCTGTTTATTGTATCAAATACATCATCATCCATCTGCCCTTCACGCACCTTATTAAGGACACTAATAAACTTCTCATCTTTCTGACGATATATTTTTTCAAAAGACACCATTTCCATACCAGAAGCCATTAGAGACTTGGAGCTAAAGAAATAAGATGTATCGTATATTTCTCTAAAAAAATCCTCTTTAATCACAGGAGGAAGCTGAAACAGGTCGCCTACCATAATAAGTTTCACGCCGCCAAACGGATCCTTGTCTCCTCTTGCATGACGAAGTATATCAGCCACGTTGTCAAGAAGATCAGGGCGAACCATAGAAATCTCGTCTATGATAAGATACTTTATATTCTGTAAAATCTTTTCCGAACCTCCGTTGAATTTATATTCGCAGTTATCCATAAACGCACCTTTTCGTATTTCAGGTATATACGGCTGCATTCCTATTCTAAAAAATGAATGAATGGTTTGACCACCTGCATTAACAGCAGCAACACCTGTAGGAGCTACAACAACCGCATTTTTTAATGCCGGTATAATACGCTTAAGGAACGTTGTTTTTCCACTTCCTCCTTTACCGGTTATAAACAGCGGTTTTGGTGACTTACAAATAGACTTAATAGCCTTTCCCTGGGCGACATTACCTTCGGACATAACTGAACGAAGAACGCACTCCATGATTTTTTTGTCGTAACTTATAGCCATCTTTTTTCTGATTTTGTTATACAAAACAAAAGTATGAAAATAAAATAAAACCTAAAATATAAAATGAATTAATTAGGATTAAAAAGAAATAATAAGTTGGATAAGTTTCTTTGTAACAGACAGTAATGTAGTTTCGTATTGATACAGTTATGGCATAGTGGTGGCTAACGAGTGTTTCCGTCGATGTTCTACGAGATTATCGTTTCTCGGCTCTGTCGGCGACCACTAAGAACAGACCCTCTCTCAAGTACCAAACATTATAATGATGAATACTGAGATGAAGGATAAAGATAGGTATCATTATAGAATGATAGTTCTTCAAATGGTATATCCTTGAATACAGATTCACCATCCAATTCTTTATCATTACCTACTGTTGTATTGTGATTAGGTAATGATTGGATAGATATATCCATATTCTCTATCTTTTCCTTAAACTGTTCTGCCTTAACATACGTATAGATGTCTTCGCTTACCGATCCCACCGCTTTAGCCATCTCGCCGGCGAACTCGGCATACATATCCCGTACCTCATTAAAACCTGCCTTTTTGTCAGTAGCGGTATTGTTATAGGTTTTCATTCTCCTACTTACCCTACCGCAGACCCCGGCAACGGACGTCCCTACCTCAGCACAGCAGGCTTCCGCATCAGCCATGCCTGCCTTTACTGTGGCTACCTTCTCCTTACTCCACCCACTAACCTTGTCGTATGATTGTTTAAGACAGTTTAAGAACATGTCCATTCTTCGCTTCTTATCTTCTGCTATGATAGCGCGATAGTACTTCCTTATAATCTGGTTTTGTGTACTTCGCTCATATCCTTCCCAGAAGTCTTTGTGCGCTTCTTTAGCCATAGAAGAAGCCAATGACCTTGCTTCTTCTTCTTTTGTCTTTTTACGATCTATGCCAAGGATTTCGCCATCTTCTGAAACAACTTCTTCTGCGTTTAGGAAACGTAGGATATGAGTATTGTCTTTTAAGAAGAAATTGAAATCGTCTTTCTTACTCACTTTCTCTTTTTCTCCTTTCTCTATATCCTTCTCTCCAAAATACCATCTGTTTGTTGCTCCTTTTTTATACAAGGTCCAGGTATTTGCTATTTGCCAGAAAACGGCTCCGTGCCTATATACCGGAATCAGCTTACCTATTGGGTAGTTATGTTCGTTTGCTTCAATGTAAGCACGAGGATTATCTACGTATGTTATAAATTGTATGTTTTCGAACCTTTTTACGAGCTTGTCTTGTATTGCCATACCGACAATCTCTTTCGCTTTTGTTAGTCCTACATTCAAGTACAAGGCAATTGTTTTATTACTTATCGTCGAATCAATTAATCCATAATACGAGTGGCTTCCGTCTACGACTTCCGCCTGAGAGTTTGTCTCTCCACTGTTCAGTACAGACTCATTGTTTCTGACTAAATTAACAAACATCGCCTCTCTTATCCTGTCAAGGACTTTTTCATGGTTTGTTATTTCATTTTTCTTTATCTTAATTAAAATCCTATTCTTTGGAATATTCACTTTCCCGCATCCGAGAGTAAGTTGTACGCCATTAACACGATATCTTCTTGCAACGAACGTACTATCCGTCATACGGAACAGTTCGTCAAACATCGGATGTCCTGTTATGTTCTTGAACTTCGAATACCCGATTCCAAGTTTATGAAGAAGATCTTTCTGGTTTTTGAATCTTATTCTCGAATCCCGGCGGGAGATTTTTATCATACAGTATAAAGCATACAATTCCATGAACAGCGAATCATCTGACCACTGTTCCAAAAGTCTAAGACTTATGTTAATATTTCTACCTAATTGTAGCTTCATAATCTGTAACAAAAAAAAATCGGATGGATTTTTGGAGATATCCATCCGATTCATGTCTTTTTGCAGATAATCTCCAAAACCCCGTTACAGATGATGAAGAACAAGAATCAACAAAAAACAAGACACTTAATATTTTATATTCTTGTTTTTTATTTTATCTTATTTCTACATCTGTAACGTGCTACAAATGTAGAAACAAAATTCAAGAATCAAACAACAAGAACTTATTTTTTAATGTCACAGTGCAAATATCGGGACAAACCCTGAATCTATTGTCATAAAATACGTTAATTTTAAATTTATAAATCCTTAATCCTTATCTTTGTATCAAAACGATAATCTCATGAAAGAAAGTGATAATAAAGATGTTAGTAATAGGGCTTATAGGCTTTTAGTACCTTATTCCAATACGGTAGATATGGCTAAGAAGATACTTCTGTTTTATAACGGATACCTAATGGCCTCTGGTAATGAGAAGAATGTCATAGATGCGAGGCATTTAAATCTTCTTGCCTATTATTTTGTGTTTGGATATTCGTATGAGACCAAGAAGAAGTTTTCTCATTGTTTTAGTACCGATCTTCAATATGTATCGGTTTTGGATACGGAGATGAAGAAGCGTGGTATTTTGATTGACCGTGAAGGGAATTACAGGACAAGGTGTTTGTGCCCGGATATAGAGAACATGCGCCGTCTTTTTGTATTGGAGGGTTCAAGAGATCAATGTGCGTTGGTTTCTTTATTTTATAGAAAGAAAACTTTTGAATCCGATGCCGAAGAATGATTTCCCTATATCATTTGAGTCACATATTATAGATGATGTGATGGATAAGACTGGGGGCGTTTACGACCGAAACCAAATACGTGACGTTTTCAGAGCCAGTATTTCTTATGCCAATAACTTATGTACGTACACAGATAACGTGTCTGTATCGTTCCCGTATGTGGGTGATATGGTTTGTAACCTTCATGAGATGGAGAGGCGCAAACACAATCTTGAGCGTCTTAAATCCAAGGTAGAAAAATTATCTAAGTATCAGGAAAAAGAACTTCAGTGCCTTGATATTAAGATAAGGATGATAAAGGATGCTTATGACTCAGGTGAGATAAAAGGTGGGGATATGTTGATAAAACACAACAAATTATCTATCTTTAAATCTCGTAAGGGACATAGTTTTAGTGAAATACAAAATATTCAAGAACAGGAATTTAACAGATAAGTCATGAAAAAGATTTTGCAAGCGGAAGTTATATACGATGCTTTTATGGATACGATATTAAAAAAACTTCCAAGAAAAAAAGAAGATTATCCTGATTGGTACAAGGAACGTCTTGAAAAGTGTGAGGGATGTAAATTCAATACCAAGAACGTCCCTAACTCTATGCTTCCTCTTTCTTTATACGTAAGCAAGAAAATAGGTAAAAATCGTTGTTCGGTATGTACGTGCTTCATCAAGCAGAAGGCCTGGAGCAAGACAGAGGAATGTGCGCTTGGGGAGGGGCTTCCCCGTCCTTCGTGGATGGATCGTCAGTATTCTATTGATTTTTATGATGAGAAATCAAGATGGAATAGATTGGAACTTATCACAATGGATTCTGATGAGTTTAATGTTATTTCTACAGATGACAAGCAATATAACATTGACCTATCTAAAGACGGTAAATCATTTGAAATCATTTTTGAACCGGTAGAGAAAGGAAACAGTATAAAGTTTTCATTCGTTCTTGAGTCGAAGCATGATATGAAGATAACAGCATCAGAGACATCTTGTGGTTGTACGTCATCTAATTTGAATATCATAGACTCCCGTCACTTTAAGTTCAATATAGAGATACATACATCAGGATTTGGAATAGGAAGATTCGTAAAACATATGACCGTTCACTATCAAAAAGATGGGTCTCAAAAAGAGGAATCGATTCCGTTTAATTTTGAAGGTACTATAATTCAAAAAAGTTAAGTTATGGGCGGCTGTGGTAAAGCAAGGCGAGGATAAAAGGAAGTCCTTATTTTCTATGTTGCAGGCATCTTGTGACGATCTACCTGATTATTCTGCCGGAGACATTCTCTATGCTGTACTTAGATCTTTTGCAAAGAAAAGAGGATTGTCCGTTTCTTTTTTAAGGACGTTGACAGACGGCGAGCTTTTTGAAGTGGCTGATTATAATTTATCAATAGAGTTGATGGACGTTATTATTCATGATAAAAAGGTTCTTGACAATGAAGAAGATTGATTTTGATTCAGATATAAAACATCTTATTTCTTATTACAACCATCTACTGTCTGCGCAAGATAAGGTGGGAGAGGAGATGGAAGATCTAACTAAGGATATTATTAGGAAGAAGGATGAGGAAGACAACATAGAGTTGGAAGACTTTATTGATTTGGAAGAAAAGTCGTTTATGACCAACTTGTATCAACAAGAGATAATGAAAGTATCTTCTTCTGTTAAGACCGTCTACAGGTTATCTATTAACGCCGGTCATGATCTTAACATAGATGATGACAGCAAGAAGGTTCTTGACAGGATAGTAAACGACGGAGAATCAGATTTTATTATGTACGTTGACAATAATACTGATTCTGTTATGTTCAAGGAAGAATCTGTTGAGGAAGGAATAAAAAACATGTGTAAGTATCGTGTTGATCCATCTTCTCTTGAAGACAGGTTTAATATGCTTAAGTCTCAGTATGAGGCTTTTTTAAAAATTGTTAATAATGAAGGTAAGAAAGCCGACTAACGATGATGTCTCTTACGTAGATCGGAAACTTCTTGTGCTAAGGGATCAGATAGATAAGGCTGAACGTTATCTATCTGAAAACCCTTGGGATAAAATAGAAGATTCCGATAAGAGGGAGAAAGAATTTAGGTTTCAAAAGAGCTTGTCTGATAGCTTAATGCAATGGACTGAATCTTATATTAAGATGTGTGGGATAATGGATGTCTATAATCAGCTTGAGGCTGCCAAAAACAAGAAAAGCCTAAAAGGAGGACAAACAGTATCAGGTATTCAGTCTTTTGTTAAGAATGAAGCTAAGAACAAGCTCGATAAGTAGTTTTGTCATGAATTTTGATAGTAAAGAACTTTATATAAATATGGGTAACGATATCCCGTTATGGAATGACCTTTATTCTTATGAAGAGCAAGACGATGATGTCAAGCAATTCTGGGAGAATGAGGCTATGAAACTCCTTAACGGTGTTACCATAAATGGTGTATTTATCCATCCTTGGCTATACTGGCATATCAATTTCTGGAAGATGATGATTGACGTAGGAGATGATCGTATTCCTGGAAATTCTCAGCTTCGTGATAATGAATGGATGTTTGCCGAATTTCTAAAGCAGGCGGAAGAAGAGAATAAAGGAATATTCATGTTCGGGTGCCGTCGTTTTGGAAAAGCCCTTCTTGACTCTGAGATACTTTATCTTGAGGACCGGGAAAAGATGATAGGAAATATCGTTGTAGGGGATAAGATATATGACGATAAAGGTAATTTGGTAGAAGTCGTAGGTGTCTATCCTCAAGGGAAAGTAACTACATACAGAGTCGTATTCGAAGACGGTCGTAACGTTATTTGCTGCGGTAATCATCAATGGCGTGTCAATCATGGAGGAAAATGGCATGTTAGGAGTCTTAGAGCCATAGCTGGATTAGATTATAAGAGTATGTCTATTCCAGTAGGTGAGGCCCTGAACTACCCTACGGCAAAGCTGCCGGTTCCGCCGTCGGCCTACGCCTCGATGCTGGCGGCTTATCTCGGTGGCTATGGTGGGGATATGTTTTTTGATAAATACATTTGTAAGAAGTTTTTAAGATCGTCCATAGATCAAAAGAAAGATTTTATAGAAAACTTCATTCGTTCTTTCAGAAACGTAGTAACCGGAGAAGAAGAGCTTACGTTGTCTCATATTGATATGGATGTCATAAATTTTGTACAACGTATGTTTTGGGCTTCAGGTTGGTATGCTAAATTGGAGGGGAACAAACTTATACTATCAAGGAATCGTAAGGAATTAAAAATAAGATCCATATCGATATACGGAAAGGAGCATGCCACTTGTATAACCGTTGATAATGACTCTCATTTATTTTTGACCACCAATTACATCGTTACTCATAATACGGCTATAATGAGTTCGTTTTTGGCTCGTAATGCTACAATGACATACAATTTGACGCATAATGTTATTGGGTCAAGTAAAGAGGACCTTATGAGTCTTGGTGAGTATCTTGAGTTTGGTCTTGATAATATACATCCTTATCTAAGAATAAATAGAACAGGTAATGATTGGTTTAAAGAGGTTATTATGGGTACTAAGACGGTGAACAATATTCGTGACGTTCACGCTCGTATTCGTATTACCAATATTGATAGCGGTAAAGCCGGTGCCTCTCTTAAGACCGCATCTGGAACACCATATACATCTATTTATGATGAGGTAGGTAAATTTCCATTTTTAGCAGCATACCTACAAGGTCGTCCTGCCCATATGATGCACGGCAGAATGAGGGGGATGATGATATGCTCCGGTACGGGCGGCAACGTTGAAAAGTCTCAAGATGCTCAAAAAGTGATGAATAACCCTGCTGAATACGGGTTTATTGTCATGAATTATGATCTGCTTAATAAACGTTGTTTAAAACCAACTTGGCGTATTAGCCAATCTGGTTGTTTTGTTCCTGCTCAGATGTCTCATGCTTATGATAAGGAAACAACAACCTTAGATAAGTACCTTGGAATAGTGAAAGCTACAGGTCTTAAGAAAATAGATATTCAGGTATCAAAATTTGATGATAATACTAAGAAGATAAAATCTCGTCTTGATGAACTTGTCAAAAAGGATAGAGCTTTATACGTCCAGGAACGAATGGCATTCCCTTTGTCTATAGATGATTGTTTCCTTAATACGAACGTAAATAGGTTCCCTGTAGAAGATGCGTTGAAGCACAAAAGCCGTCTTCTTGAAGAAGGTAGGCCTGGTAAAACAGTGGATATTTATCAGATAGACGGCATGAAAATGGGGTATAATTTTAGTGATAAGCAGCTTGCTGATTATCCGTTTCAAGGTGGTAACATAGATTCTCCTGTTGTTATATATGAGGATCCACCAGAAGAAGGAGGTGTTTTTGATTACACTTATGTTTCATCGCTTGACCCCTATAAATCTGACAAGGCTGATACTGATTCTGTTGGTTCGTTTTATGTACTTAAAAGATATGTAAAAATCAACGATCCATTTGCTTATTGTATAGTAGCATCATACGCATCACGTCCTCCATCTTCCGATGATTTTTGTAGGAATTGTGAAATACTTCAAGAAGCGTATGGGGCCAAGTGTCTTATGGAGAATGCCGACCGAATGTATGAATTTTATCTTACGAGACGAAATAAGCAGCTTATGTTGCTGGAAGATGGCGAACTTCTTGCCGGTAAGATTATTCGTGCTGGCGCCCGTCAGAACAATAAGCTCGGTTTGGCTCCTACGGTTCCCAATCAGCGTATGCTTTTCAATACCGTTATTCAATATTGTTGGGAGGATGTTGTTGTTGGGTATGATGATGATGGTAATGAAATAACACAGAAAGGTATTTACCGTATCCCTGATATAGAACTTCTTGATGAGATCATAGCCTTCGGCCCTGGGGTCAACACCGACCGTATCATAGCCTTCGGCCACGCTCTTCTTCTGGCTAAGTATTATGATGATATGGGTTACATGCCTGAAAGTACGACTCAGAAGGAGAATCAAAAGAAGAGAGAGCGCAAGAAGATAGAACAGGTCAAAGGATTTACGGTAAGAAGACATAACCCTTACAAAATGAGATAGGTAGAACAATTTACCTATCTTTGTGAAAAAACATATAGCTCATGGAGTATTTCAATAGAGATCAGGCTTTTCCGGCCAGAGGAGTATTTTCAGGTTTGCCGGTGCAGGCGATACCTACCAAGAGAAAAACCAGGGAGTGGTTTAAAGCCACTATGGATTCTCTTGAATTGATTGGTTTGAAGCAGCTTGATGAGAACCAAAAGTTCAAGGATTTTTATAGGATGATGGAAGGCAAGCTGTCATTTATGGAGCTGAAAGATGTAATTCCTTATCTTAAGGATGTTCAGTCTATAAGGGACAATGTAAATATTCCATCATTCTTACGTCATTATGATATAATAGGTACGATCGTAAACGCTTTTGTAGGATGGTTGGGAAATCTTTCTGACAAGTATAATGTAGTTGGATTGGACGAATCTGAAGTGAATCAGTATTCTGCCACGAAGGAGAATCTTCTTTATAATTACATTAGAGAGGAATTGGACAGAAGGGTTAGGCAAGAGTTATTAAATAGAGGATTGGATCCGGATTATAATAATTTTGCCAGCGAAGAAGAAAAGCAGGCTTATGCTCAGCAGATACAAGAGGTGAAAGCATCTATGACCCCTCCTGAGATAGAGAACTTCATGAATACAAAATGGAAGACTGCCGAGGTTATATGGGGTTCTCATACGCTTGAAGCAGACAGGGGGCGTTTTTACATGGATGAGATAGATACTGAGAATTTCATTGACTATCTTCTTACTGGTCGTTGCTTTAGAAATTACCATGTAGGATACGACTATTATAAGCCGGAGAGGTGGTCTCCGTTGAATACGTTTTATTCTAAGACATTAGATAGCAAGTATCCTCAATATGGGGATTATATTGGTCGTGTTCATTATTATACTGCCAATGATATTATAGTAAGGTGGGGGCATCTTCTTACGGCAAAAGACAAGCAAAAGCTTATAGGAGGTGCTGATAATTTCAATGGCACTTATAACAATGGTGATAATGGGAGCTATGTAAGTTTATCCAAATCGGCGAGTGTAGGGATGTTATATCAGAATAAGGTAATACCTTGGAAAGGATATAATGATTATGCTTCTATAAAAGCTTATGAGGATTATTACGGTATTCCAGCCGGCACATATACCGGATACGATAGTAATGGCAACGAATATCACAGAACCAGATTTATGCCAAATTTAGAGCATGGTAATTATTATAACCGCGCCCAGAGTTTGAGCGACGAGCATGTTCGTAGTGATTTGTATCAGGTTACTGAATCATATTGGGTATCCCCGGCTCAGGTGTATGTAATTACCTACCAAACTGAAACCGGATTAGTAACTACCGAAATGGTAACCGACGAGCTTCTTCAAGACTTTTTACAGGAAAATGGTATTAAGAAAATTACCAGGACCATGAGTAAGGGCATGGAGAACCCGGAGATTAATACCTATTTTGTAGATTACGTTCCACAGGTAAGGTACGGAGTTAAAATCAGTGGAGGTGCTCTCGCTCAGGACAACCTGTATCTGGATGGAGAACCTATCGATCATCAGATAAAAGGTGATAGCAACATCTATGACTTTGTCCTACCCGTTGCAGGATATATCGGTACTTCTATGGCGAACAGGATTCAGCCATATCAAATATTTTATAATTTCTCCATAAATCAGATAAATAATATTCTTGAAAAGGAGATCGGTAAATTCTTCTTAGGGGATATAAATCTGGTTCCAAGTGAATACAAGGATTTGGGTGAAGATGTGGCTGATATATGGGCTAATCTTCTTGATGTAGCTAAGTCTGTAGGTGCTTTGACATTAGATACCTCATCTCAAAACACGAAAGGCGGTGTTCCATTCAACCAGTTTGCCGTATATGATTTGTCGCAGACAGAGCAGCTTAAAACAAGAATGGAGCTTGCTGAATGGTCGAGGATGAAGTGCTTTGAAATGGTTGGTATCACGCCTCAAGTAATTAACGGTCCCAATAGGTATGAGACTGCCACCGGGGTTCAGCAGGGCGTTACGGCATCTATGTTACAAACACAGATATACTTTGATAACTTTGGTTACTTCAAGAAACGCGCTTTGGATCTTCATTTGGCTGTTGCTCAACAATGTCAGGAAGAAGGAAAGGATATTTCTGTAATGTACACAAAAAGTGACCTTACCAGAGCATTCTTATCTATAGGAACCGACGGTCTTAGTCTAAGGCATCTTGGTGTTCAGGCATTATCTAATTCCAAGAAAAGGGATGAGCTTGAGAAATTTAAAACTTTCATGTTACAGCTAAATACAGCCGGAGGCGATATTTACGATCTTGCATCTATCTTCACATCAGATTCTATGGTGGAACTTATACAGAATGCAAGGAATACTCGGGCATACAACGAGCGTCAGATGCAGCAGCAACAACAGAATCAGATGCAGCTTAACCAGCAACAGATACAAGCTGAAGCTGCTGAGAAGGATAAGCAACGTCAGCATGAACTTGCTTTGGAAGACAAGAAAGGTCAATACAGGATACTTCAAGAGAAGATCCAGGCGGCAGGCAGGGCGGCAGACGCCAAGAGCGACGCCACCTCCCTCAACTTCCTGGCTTCTGTTTCAGATCAG